GATCGACCAGGCCGTACATCAGAACCGACCGCTGGTACGACTTCACGTCCAGCTCGTTCCTGCTGTTCAGCATCGTCGCCTGCTTGCCGATCACTTCGGCACGCTCGTCGGCGGTCAGCTCGGAAATGATCAGCCAACCGATGCCCTCAACCTCGATCTCTTTCTCGGCCAGCTTCCCAGCGGCAGCAAGAAAGTCGTTGCGGTTGACGTACTTGCGAACGGCGGCATGAACATCTTCCACCATCGCTTCCCAGTTCTCGGCCGCGTTAAGGTCGATCTTTCCGATCGTCTCTCCGAGATTCGGTTTATCAGCAGGGGCCATACTTAACTCCTTCCGCATTGAATGTGACCTCTATCCCGTTGGATATCGGCTTCACGCTCCCAATCCCAATCAGCGCACCACGGGACACCGGGAGAGTGATCAGAGCAGTCTGCATTTGCTGGCAGACAGCGCCACGAAGAATCGCAGTAGACCGCTCAGACGACGGGCCTGTGACCGACCGAGGCTCCGCATCACCAAACACCGTCCTGTTCTTCACCAACATTGGCACCGTCAGCTGCCAATCCTCCGCCGTCGTTTCGACCGAGGAAGTCAGGCATGTTCCCGACGCAACCACGTAGGGAACGCTGCGGCCGAGAGCGACGTATCCGGACGGGTAATGGATCTCGTTTACAGCAACCGGATGCCATCCCCTGTCCCAATACTCGACCGTCAGTTTCTGACCCTCCAACCAAAACGACATGCCGTCCGGCGCACGCCAGTCCCAGCCGTCCCCCTGGTCCAAAAGGGGGAGCCGCACGAACTGATGCGGCTCCCCCAGGAGGCTGACTGTGCCGCCGCGCCCATGAAAGGCGCGCACGACTTACGGCGAGTGCTGCAGCGAGCCGGTGCCTACGTAGTCGAACACCAGCGTGATCAGACCGTCAACCGGGTCAGTGATCGTCATCGTCGTGATGTTGACGGTGCCCTCAAACGAGCCACCACCAGCAACAGTCTGGAAGACAACCACGACCGGCAACGAGTTAAGCATGTTCGTGTAGAGAACCTGCTGCCCGTTCACGTCGTTCACTACGTCGTAGTAGCCCGAGATCGCTCCCGAGTAACCACGCAGACCAGGCACGAAGTGACGCCACGAGTCACCGAGAACCGAGGCGTCATAGTTGCCCGCGTCAATCTTCAGCGTCCACTCGTGAATGTCCGCGATCGGAGTGACCGGCGTACCCGGAATGTAGACTGTCCCGCCTTTACCCGCGAGTGCGGTTTCGGCCATGAATACTCCCTTTCCAACCTAGGAAATTGTGCGATGGGAGTATCGGCAGCAGAACTGAACAAACTTTTCACCTGACTGTAGGTATGCTTTCAACATGAGCGAAGACCGCAAGGCCTACAACCGCGCCTACTACCTGAAGAACCTAGAGAAGATGCGGCAGCGGGGCCGCGACTACCACAACGCCAACAAGGACGACCCGGAATACAAAGAGCGGGCGCGTCAGCGGGCCAGGGAGTGGTACCGCAGAAACAAAATGAAGTCGCCAGCCGAGATCATCGCTGCGGGTTCTCCCACCAGACGTTCAGATTCTGTGACCACTGGTGACGCTCCTTCTCGTCTCTTCCTAAATACTGCGGGGACTGGAGGGCGTAAATCAAATGAAACAGCGGCCCCCCCGATCGAAGAGTCGTCTCCACAATCCCCTGCAGCGCCCCAAACGTTGCCTGCATCAGATCGTTTCCGTCCGCAAAAGACGAGGCTTCAGCCCGACCCCTGATCTGGATGTTCGGCCGGTCGAACTTCGACTCCGGCAAACCACCACCAGTCATCGTCATCACCGGCCGCAGCCCGCCACGGGTCTGCACCGAAATACAAGTGTCGGGCTGGTCAGGCAGCTGGGTGGCGAACAGATTCGTTCCGAACGTCGCGACGGCCTGCGAGTTCAGATACGTGCAGATTTCCCACTCAAGACCAAGGCTCGGCATTAACCAATCCTTTTAACGATTGCGGCCTGGATGAACGAGACGAAGTTGTCCTCCGACTCAAACACCGGCTGCTCCAAGAACTTCGCCTGCGTCGGCGGCGCATGCTGCACCTCGGTGATCTCATGCACATCGACGGCGTAGCTGCCGACCGGCTGAAACGACTTCGGGTTCTCGTCGTACAGATGGTCACCGATCGCGTAGCCGAACGTGACAGTGATCTCGTTCAGCCCGAAGACCGGCTCCTCAACCACCGCTGAGTCATGAAGTGTTCCAGTATCGACCGGGACGATCTCCTGCGACTGATCCATCACGTCGTTCGCGAAGTCGTACAGCCCCTGGCCGATCGCAGCCCGCAGCTTGTAGCCAGCCTCCACGAAGCCCTTACCGACCACCTTCACCATTAGAGGCTCACCACGATCAGCCACGGGTTAACGTTGTCGAAGTTCGGCCCGTAGAACGTCTCGATCTTCACAGCCTGCAACCGCTGGGCTGTGGACGAATAGACACCGTTCGGCTGGAACCTGTCGTACAGCGTGAACGACCGGGCGGTCGGATCGTCGCCGTCGAAGTAGATATCCCAGACCGGCTCGACCACCGTTTCGTCGTTCCTCCGGTGAGCCTCCAATCCCGCCGAGGTAAGCCCATGTGGTTCCTGCCAGCAGTACAGCGTCACGGGCGCGGCGTAAGCCACGGGCTGCGCGAACTCGTCGAAGCCCTGGAATGCCTCCCAGATGATGGGAACCGTCATCAGTTCCTTCACGTCGAGCGGCAGCGATACGGGCTGAGGGCCGCTCATTTAAATCTCCGTATCGGGCAGGAACTCCTGGTTGCCGCCCCCGACCGGAGGCACGGAGTCGGTCGTGTACGGGGCAGCCCACGGGTTCTGCATCATGTCCTTCGTGAACTGCGGGGCCACGATGTTCGGGTCGGCAGCCAGCGTCAGCTTGTCGGACACGTAGGCCCCACCGATGTACGGCGGCACCGTGCCGAGCGCCTTCTTGCGCAGGCTCTTCGCCATGTCCAGCCACTGTTCGGCCATCTTCGTGTAGGTGACCATCATCACGCGACCCAGCCGCACATCGGCCTTGCGCAGGAACAACTTGGAGATCATCTCGCAGCAGCGGGCGCAGCCGCCCCAGAAGTTCGACTCGACCAGGAGCGCCTGGTTAATCTCCTCGTCCTGCAGGAGCTGGTTGTTAATGTCGGTGTCACCGATCTCCAGACGAACCTGATCTTTCTCGTTCGTCGCCAGATCAGTAAGGCTGTACGTCCAAGTCACCTAAGTCTCACCAACCCCAATTCTGCAAGAAGGTACGCAACGTCCCTGGCGAGAGTATCGCTCTGCAACGACAGCAATGGCGTCTTCGACGGAGCCTTCACATACATGCTCATGTCGGGTGCTGAACCACGCGCACCAGCAGGCCCAGGCGCACCAGTCTCACCCTGGATACCACGCGGCCCCTGGGGGCCAGCCTCACCCTCACGACCCTGCGGCCCCTGCGGACCCATCCTTCCCTCCGGGCCGGGAGGCCCCTGGTCGCCGCGCAAACCACGGGCCAGCACCGGGATCGCATACGGGCTGATCTTTCCGTTCTCGTCCAGGCCCGCGTAGCCACCAGGCTCGTCACGTTGAGCAACCAGCTGGTAGGTGCCCTCCAGGTTCGGCAGATGCGACTCGTCCAGGGGCGGGATGGTGCGCTTGTCGATCAGACCGCTGCCGTCAACCTCTCTGCGCAGAGGCGGATCGATCCAGACAGCCTCATCCTTGTCGTTGATCGCCAAGATTTGCCCAGCATGCCCGTGCGAGGGCAGGCCGCTGACGTAGATGTTCGTGATCGGCTGTTGATGACCGTTGCCGGTCTCCTCATCTCCTCCGGTGTTGTGGGGGTACAACCTCTGCTCAGGACCTCTACCCATGACTCTCCTTCGCTAGTGAAGTGTTTCTGTACCAGCCGTCGTCCCAGAGGGACTCAAGCCGGGTGAACCAATCAACGTACTTCGGGGCGACAGCTTCTAGCGAATATTGGAGCAGAGCAGCCTGCTGAATGGCATATGAGTCCACCTTCCCGCAGCTCTCCACAATCTCCACAGCCCGCTCCAAGGTGCGGAAGCGGAACGACGGCCTGACAGTTTCCGTGAACGCCCCAAAGTCAGTCGTTACTGCAGGAGTTCCACACAGTTGGGCTTCGATAGCGACAGCACCGAACGGCTCGATGTAGGCGGTCGGCACCAGCACCGCATGCGCCTGACTCATCAGAATGTTGCGGGCCTCGGCTCCAACCGGGCCGACATATTCAATGTCTCCCTCCAACACCATTCCGTCGTCGCAGACCACCTTGCCCGGTTCGGACGACTCCACCCCCGGCCCCGCCAGGTACAGCTTGCGGCCGGTCGCGTTGGCGATCTCCACCGCCGTCCTGACACCCTTCCGTTCGATCATCCGGCCGACGTAGAGCAGATAGTCGGCACGTTCTGGCGCGATCTGGAAATCGCCGGGACGGAAGAAGTTCGGGATCACCGCGTCGAAGTGACGGCCGTCGCATTTCATCTGCCCGTACAGGTAGTGCATCCAGGCATACGACTCAAAGCAGACATACGCAGTGAAGATCCCCTCGTACCCGGCAGCCCACTCGCAACAGATCACGTCCGACAGGGCCTGCGGAACCAGCCGTTGCGCGTTGCCCCCGGTGATCAACACCAGGTCACCGGGCATCTTCCTCTTTGTGATCTCCTGTACCGCCCTGCCGTTGAAGATCAGCCAGGGCAGATCGGTCTCACTCCATGTCGCCACCCCCGGCAGCTTGTTCGGATCCGACTCGCCATACCACTGCTTCTGCTCCGCATCCGATACCAGACTGATGTGCTCGATGCAGGGCGCGTCGTTGTGGTCGCCTGAGTAGACGAAGATTTCGTAGTCGTCCTGCATCATCTCGCAGAACTTCACGATCTTCGCCGTGAACGCACACACCGTTGTTTCCCGCGTGGTCTGCGTGTGAGGCAGACCAACCAAGTGAAGCCTCATCCGTTCTCCTTTACGCGTATTCGTATCCGCCGAGAATGATGTTGACGGCGGTGTTCGCGGAGGCGAACGCCTGGATCGTATGGGAAGTAGAACCTGTCGCGATCACCCACCAGCCGTTCCACAGCTGAGGAACGTTCGCCGTCAGAGCGAACGCGTCGATGATTCGGGTGGCGGCGGCGTCAGCTCCGAAGCTGATCGTCACCGTCTTCCCCGACGAGTTAGCTTGCGCCCAGATCGTTCGCACGATCGTCGTGGTAGCGCCAGGTTGCGTGTACACATCAGCGGCAGCGTTGGTGAGCTGCGTGATGGCCACGAGAGTCTTTGGTGTGTAAAC